TTTGAAAATCTTTTGCTTTTTTTGTTGCTTTTTTAGCTTTATTGGAATCCATTTACTTTTTACCTTTTCTTGATTCTAAAGGAGGCTGACCTATGGGTAACTGCATAGTTCCGGCTAAAGGCATATTTTGACCATATATTAATTGTTCATTAGCAGCTATCTGTTGTTGTGTTATCTGTGCATTCATTACGTTTCTAGGCATTAACAAAGCATTAGCAGGTAATGGTGACCCTGGAAGATTTAATTTTAAATAAGATGCATCTAGATCAGAGGGCATAGCTGCAGATCCTGAAACTCTTGTATCTCCCTGCTCCATGCGTCGGTTTGCATATTCATCTCTATTACCAGCAAATACTTGCTCACGAAGATCAGATCCTCCAAAACCTATAAGGCTTGGTGATCCTATTAATCCTCCGGCTGTACCAATCGTATTTAAAAATTGATCAGCTTTCTGTGATGTGCTTGGTTTTTTCTTCTTCATTTTAAAAAAGTAAGGGGTGAATTATCACCCCCTGTTGTTTTTCTTAGGAATCCATTACTAAGAGCTTCTGACGGAAGATCTCAGGATTCTGTTGTGCTGCATTTAAATATTTCCATGCGTTCTGTGGGTCACGGTCTGCTGCAGTTCCGAAGTCGTTCCAAAAGTCTCCTGCATTTCTAGGAGCTTGTGGCTGTGGAGGAACAGGCATTTCAGGACGTGAAGGAGCCTGAGCTTGAGGCTGACCTGCTAAAGGTCTTTGCTGTACACCTTGATTAGCATAACCTGCTTGCTCTTCTTCTACTGGATAAGGACCATTAGGACCGAAGAACTCACATGTGTAATCTGCTAATACATCTGGATCAGTAAGAATCTGTTCATAAGCTTTATGCTCAGTAGACATCTCCTGAAGAAGATTAACAGCTTCCTGTAAGTTAGCGTTTGATTGAATTAATGAATCTTCTAGCTGTACTGCATAGTTATTTAAAACTGCTGGAGCATCAGCACCAAAATGATTAATTACTTCAAGACTTGCCTCGCTTACCCCGTTTGCCATTAGCTGCTCGTTGGTTATCTCCTGAGAAGTTGGGGAATAACTGTTGGAGTATGCCTGGTTGTTGTTGGTCGAAGGCGTATAAGTCGGCGCTACCGCGTTGCTGTATTGGGTTGGTGTTTGGGAAGCGTAATTGGTTTGGTCGATTGGTTGATTCTGAATCGACTGTTGACCCTGGAACGGGAATTGAACTGGTGAACTCAGGAGTCCTACCACCCTGTTGAATGCGTCCTTGTATGGGTTCTCCGCTTGTGGAGCCGCCTGTTGTGGCTGGGGGCTGTACTGAGTAGGGTTGTATCCGTTGTTGATCCCCATCTGCGCTTGCACTTGTGGTGCTGGTGCCGCCACTGGTTGGGATGGAGCCACCCATTGGGAATTCGTTGAAACGGCCGGTGCCTGCGCCGCTGTCTGAGCCACGTAGCTGGTCGGCTGGGTCTGGGATACTTGGGGTGCCGATTGGGTCGGCGCTGCGGTATCGGCCTGCATAGGTTACCTCTTTTTGTAAACTTTCTAATGTTCGATATAAGAAAGGAGTTAAATCCAATCTTGGGTCTGCAGCCATCGGTAAATTCGGTTGCTGCGGATGTGGTGTTCGCATCTCTTGATTTATTAAATCAATAAACTGCGAATATGCCCTCTGTACTTCTCCAACCATCCGGAAGGGAAAACCAGAGAGCATTGCAGCAATCTCATCGTCCGTTTTAGATGGGAATAAATACTTCAGTGCTTCTATGCTATCAACGCCTAATTCTTGAAGATTTCGAGTAAAGATGGATTGATTAAGTTTGTCTTGAGCAGTGTCTTCATAAACAGGACCCATCCATCTCCATAAAACAGTTCTATCTCCATCAGGTATCAAGCCTAAAACCCCGTCAGGGATTTCTTTTTTCTCTATTGCTTCATCAACAGCAGCTTGTAATTTTTGTTCATACTTTGCCTTCTGTTTATCATACTTTTCAAGTGCTTTTGGATCTTCATTATTTTCTGGTAAAACAGGATATTTTATTCCTGAAGCAAAAGCCAATGATTTTCTAAAAATTTGTTCTTCTTGGAAAATAATTAATTCAAAACATTTACATATTCCATATTGATAAATTTGTAAACATTTCTTTTTAGCTGTTGCACTTACTCGACCATACGCAGATTTAATTTCTGTAGCCGTTACATTAGTGATACTCAAATCATCTATACCACCTAAAGCTAGTCTAATTTCACTTCTTAATTGTTCAGAGAATCTAGCTTGATCGGAACTTACAGCATTAGGTGTAATAAATCCAACACGGTCTGAAGGTTCTAAATTAGCAATAACTCTAGGAACTCTCATTCCACTTCCTGGCCTACCTGTATAGCCAGGTTGCTGTCTTGTTATAGGATCTTGTTTGTAAGTAGAGCTAAATAAATTAACATCAGATTGAAATCCTGATTGACTTGAGATACTAGGACGTTGAGCTGTTTCACTGTCACTTTCTACAATATCTTGTTTAGGTCTAGATGATAGTAAAGTTGGATTTCCAAAGAATGATAAATTAGCCCTAATATTCTTTACCATTTCATCGTGAGCTAGTATTTGATTGGCTAAGAAATCAAATTCACCTGAACCATCAGTTCCAAATGCATCAGGATTATTAAATACCTCAACACATGGAATAAACTCCATAGAATTTTCTACTATTTTTTTATCAAAAGCGGCAAAATTTGTATTATCTTGTTCAAAAGTTATTTCTTGTTCAGTATGTATTTCTTCTATTTCTTGAGCTGTAATTTTTAATCTCATATATCTTTTATCTGTATTTAAACCAACTCCTGCGAAACCTTTAGAAGATTTAACTTTATAGGGATAAATAATAATAACTTCTTGTAGATCTCCTTCGGGTGTGTAATATGTTCGATATGCGTCTTTGTTAAACCAATAAATTCTATATGATTTTTCTGTAGGTCTTATATAAAAAAGTCCTTTTCCATATGCTAAAAATCTATCCCATATTGCATCAAGTCTTGCATCAAGCTGATTAAATTTTATTACCTGTTGAATAAAATCAAATCTTTGAGTACCTAAATTATCTTGTTGAGGATAGAACTCAACTCCCTGTCTAATCCCAAACATTTTCATTTGAGATAAATGAGAGCTTAACAGCATAGTATCTGCTGAACCCTTCCCATCTCTATTTATGACCGATTTGATCATATCGTCTAAGGCAGTTTTGCTATTACTTTCACTCATTAGATTAGAAATTTAGACTATTGATCAATGTCATATCCTGCATGTAATCTTTTTAATTTGATTTCATCTCCCTCACATTCTACCTCAAACCTTTCGTTTGGTTGTAGTGCCATGTCATGACATAGTTCATCAGGGAGGGGAATAACAGCAGAACCATATTGGTCTTGCTCTAATTCTAGATTGTAGTAAGTAGGTGACATTAATCTTGTTAGTAATAGTTTAAGTCGTCAATACTCTAACTCAAGTTTTCCGCGAGTCATTAACCCATTACATAGCCAAACTAATGCATCTACGCAATCATCATGTGAGCTAACACCAAAATTTACTATCTCATCAGTAAGAGGTCCAAACTTTCTAAATTTATTAAAAATAATCTTTCTTTGCTCGAATAATCCCATAATTCCTCTGAATCGTGCAACTTTATCTCCTCTAAATCCTTTTACTGGATGCCAAATTAAATTATGTAATCCATGATCTCCTAAACATATTCTTTTAAAATCAGCCTCTAAAGAAGCTTGGTACGCAACGGCCTCAGACCAAATATGAGTTGCGGCTCCTGTAGGAAAATAACTTTTGCCATCTTTATAAACAACACCCCATTCTTCCATCATTTCCATTAATAATTCTAATTTTTCTAAATTACCCATTACTCTTACTCTTTTACAATCAATAATATGAATTTTATCTCGAACTCGTCCACCCATAACAAAAACTGTATAATCATTTTGTTCTCTAACTCCAGCGGATAGATCGACTCCTACACCTAATGCATCAAACTCTGTAGAAATAGTACCTTTAACAATTAGATCTGGAGATAAAGATAGTTCACTTGTTTGTACAATTTGATTTTGATATTGAAAGCTAAATGCAACTGGGGCAACTCTTCTTCTCTCTTCTAAATACTTAAGTGACCACATATCAGGCCAGTAAGATATTTCCTCTCCTTGTTCATCAACAGTAATTGCTGATTGTATTATCTGTGTCCATCCGTTAGCAGGTAGAAAAGCTCTAGCGTGTATATCATCATGGCGAAATCTTGTACCTAAACAAATAGCTCTAGCACCTTCAAACATAGTAGGAACAATAACGGCATTCCAGTTATCTTCCATAGCTTGGCGAATATCTTTATTTTTAATATCATCTGAACTTTTTATAGCGTCATCAATAATACATAGATGTGATCTTTTAGATGTAACAGCACCTTTTAAACCAGCACAACAAACACTAAACTCCTCCTCTCCTGTAGATTTTATTCCTGCAAATTTCCAATCAATACTCCAATATTCGTTAGAATTAATTCCTTTAGCTATTTTTACTGTAGGAAAAATTTCTTTGTAATTCTTACTTTCTTCTATAATTCTTTTTATTGCCGCACTCTTCGGTCTAGCAACATCGACAGTATATGAAATATATAAAATTTTTAAAGGTAACTTGTGAAGAGCATGTACACCTATAGCCCAAGCTGTATATAAACCTAAAACAGTTGACTTAGCAGATCCTCTAGGAGCAAGAATATCAATATTAGGTCCGGCTATCCCACGCAAGCAAACACTATCATCTCCTGTACATAAATATTTATGCCATTCCATATGATGTTTTGCAGGAGGTTTTCCCCCTACAACATCACAAAAATACGCAAAATTTTTTCGCGCTTTTTCTATATCAATATTTGAAGTTTTTTTTACAACTTGTTGTTTAGCAGCGGCACGAGCTGTGCGTCTGTAAACACTATAAATACTTGTACCTGCCATGAACGTAGCATAGCGTATTTATCTCTAAGATTCTTCTTGCAAAATTTTTGTCCATACGCCCATAGATGCCTCTTGAAGCGGTCCTTCTATTGGATCATCTCTAAAGATACTTAACATCTCTCTCAAAGCCCTGTCAGCGCCTGCAAGTATTAATCCTTGTTTATCAGTTAAAACTTTTTTATCATCTAATTGTTTTATTGCGCCTCGTAATTCTTTTTGTAACATTGCAATTCTTGCAGCACCCATATCTTGTTTAACCATTCCCATTTGAATAGCTTCACGTAAATTTGCTATATCAGTCTGCATATTATCTATTTCTGTTTCTAAAACTAAATGAAAATTTCTTTTTTTAAATTCCTTTTCTGACCATTCATTACATTCAACTATCGTCCCTTGAAAACCAAGAAAACGGGAAAATAAATATATTTGTATTGGAGAACCTGTTTTTTTACAAAATTGAAGAAAGGATTCGCGATCTTTAGAAGTTAAAGTTTGAATCCAATTCTTCATACACGATACGCACTTTGTGCTTGTTCGAAATCTCTATTCTCTTTATAGCGTCGGAACAGCTCTCTTTGCAAGTCTATTGCTCTAGTTTCCCTAGCCTGTTCCCTAATACCGGCTCTCTGCTCTTCTCCTGTAACTCTAGTTGTTTGTCTCTGTTCTCTACCAGTTGTTTCAATACCTAATCTCTGCTGTCTTCCTGTCTCTGCTGTAGTCAATCGTTCCTCTTGACCTCTTAACCCGATCTGCCTCTCTTGTCCTCCTAATAATTGAGCTTGGGTTAATCTTTGTTGAGTACCGGTAGTCTCTATTCCTCTTCTTTGCTCTACTCCTGTAGCAGCAATTCCAAGACGTTGTTCTACACCAGTTGCAGCAATACCTAGACGTTGCTGTCTACCTCTTTCTGCTTCTGTTAATCTAGTCTCTTGACCAGTTGCTGCAATTCCTAACCTTTGTTGCCTTCCTTCTTCTGCCCTAGTTAGTCTAGTCTGTTGACCTGCAGTCTCTATACCTCTTCTTTGTTCTAGTCCTGTTGCAGCGATTCCTAAACGTTGTTGTGCTCCCCTTTCTCTTTCAGATAAACGCTCTTGAGTCCCTGTAGTCTCAATACCTAATCTTTGTTGTCTTCCTCTCTCGGCTGTGCTTAAACGTTCCTGTACTCCTGTAGTCTCTATACCTAATCTTTGCTGTCTTCCTCTCTCTGCAGTTGATAAACGTTCCTGCACTCCTCTTCCTATGTCAGTCAATCGTTGTTGAGTACCAGTAGTCTCAATTCCAAGACGCTGTTGTCTACCACGTTCAGCAGTAGAAAGTCGCTCTTCACGTCCGGTTGTCTCTATGCCAAGACGTTGTTGCCTTCCGGTTTCGGCTGTAGTAAGCCTATCCTGAGCACCAGCCGTCTCAAGACCTCTCCTGTACTGAAGACCTGTCTCAGCAACCTCTGCACGACGTTCCTGACCTTGTACTCTTGCAGTAGCACGATCCTCTTCTCCAGCAACTTTTAGCTGTAATCTATTTTGAGCACCAGTAGATTCAGTCTGTCTGATGTTCTGACTAGTAAAGAATTCTTTATTAGTCCTATCCAACTCAGCACCTAATTCCATGTTTAGACGCTGCTGTTTAGCACTTACTTCATTAAGCGCATTCTGACTCGACAACGACTGTGTTGGCACCTGTGTAGTAGGAGCTGGAGGTGGTGGAGCTGGTGGATATATTATCTGTGGGGGTGGTGGAGACTTACTACCCATTTTTTAACAAACTGTGTATTTAAATTTTAACTGCACTAAACTAAGAAACATTACCAAAGGAACGTTGAATACCTGCAGCACCAAATTGGTTAGCAGCTGTTTGCTGTGCTGCTGTTCCTAATGCTCTTCGGTACTCAGAATCAGCAGCAAGATTCATTTGTTCTTGCTTTGATTTCATTATTTTTTGAATATTAGATGGCATCATTTCCCTTGCTGCTAACATTGCCTTATCTAACTCTAATCTTTTTGCTGCTGCGTCTGCTAGTAAGTTTGTGTAAATAGGAAGAGTTCCTATTTGTAAAGCTTGAGCTTCTAAAGCATCTCTTCTCCTTTGTTCTCTCTCAAATTGATTTAATTCTTTTTGAGCATCTAATATTTTATTTACACGTTTATTTAAATCTCCTTCAGGATCTTTACTTTCTTGTAGTTGAGTCGGAAATAGTCTACCTAACTCCTGATCAAGTAATTCTCTTCCTCTTTCAGTCAATTCTAGATTAGTTCTATCATCAACTTTTTTTCTAGCCTCTTCTTTATTGTCACCATAAAATGTAAGTGGGGTAATATTTTTTTCAAATAGACTTCCCGCGCCAGCTCCTTTCTCATAGTATTTACTATCTTTAGGAAACATTCCAGCACTCGTAGTTCCTAATTTATCTAAATCAGTAGCAAAAGCACCTCCTAAAAGTTCTTCAGTCAAATAATCTACAAACCCTCCAGCTGCTGACAATGGACCTCTTGGTCTATCTTTTGGAACAATTCTACCTTTTAGAGGACCACTCGTTATTACTTCAAATCCCTCTTTAACTCCTTTGCGTTTGTAAAGATTAGGATCTAAAAGGTTACTAGGAGTTTTATCTATACCACCAAATTTCTTAATGATATCAGTTTGTGATTGAATATCTGGAAAATTATATCCATCAAGATTTTTTCTAAATTTGTCAGCTTTATCAGATGTTTCAGACATAATTAATAATTAAATCTAGCAGTTAGTGCTGCACCTGCTTGTTGTGCAGCTGTAGCTCCCATTCCAAGAGCAGCTTGTTGCATGTTTTGAGTGAGAGCTGCATTTGTAGCAATGTTCTGTGCAATGCCCCTTGCTGCAATGCTTCTTGAAAACTCATCTCTCTTAGCTTGCTCTGCATACTTTCTTACTGTAGGAAGAATAATATTTTGAGCATCTCTTAACGCCTCAGCATCTTTTATAGTTCTTAATCTTCTACCGGCATCTAAACCTGTTGGACTTAAAACATCAAGTGCATCACCCATTGGAGGTACTACACCATAACCTGAAACTGGAGGTATTGGAGAACCCATCATAGGTTCACCAGATACTGATCCATATCCTACTAGACCGGCTGTTCCTCTTCCTGCTCTTGCCGCTGATCCTCCTCCAAAATCTCCTCCGAGTTGAGCTAATTTAGCTGTACCAAGAGCACCTGCTATAGGAACTCCTAATTGAGCAGCTTTTTGTAATCCAAGACCCGTGGCTCCTAATGCACCCATAGGTAAAGATTTAAGACCAAATGGAGCAGCTACTGTGCTTGCTGCACCTAAAACTTTTGGTGCAAGTCCGCCTGCCATTCTTGTTGCACCTTTAGTTGCTGCGGTTAAAGGTCCGGCAGCTGTGCCACCAGTCAAAGCTCCAAAACCGGCTCCTAATGCAGCTTCTCCTAAATTACCTTTTCGCAAACCAGGTATGGCTCCTACTACCGATCCTAGAACTGGTAGATATTTCATCCCTGCTATTAATATAGGTGCTACTGGTGCCATCTCGTTCTTAATTACTTGTTGTTAATATTTTAAATTACGTATTCTTTGCTAATAATTCTTTTTTTGCTGTCTCTACATAACTTCTTAAAATATTCATATCTAACATTAAGATTCCATTTACTTCTATAACTGCTTCTGGAATAATCTCTTTCACCTGTTGTGCAGAGAATCCCGCACGTAACGACTGAGAGGGGTCTAGCTCTTTTTTATAACGAAACTGTATAGGTTTTAGTTTCTTTAATTTCTCAACTGCACTCATTTAAATCTTTAACAAAAAATGCAAATTCTGCTAATTGATCATTTACTTCTGTAGTCTGTAATGGTGAAATATCTTCTTTTACCCTTACATCACAAAATAAACTACCAATTGCAGCAGTAGCGCCTGCTTCAAGCACTTTCCGTCCAAAACCTTTCTCTCCAGGAGTGCCCTGAATAATACCTGTAGGGTAAAGTGCCTTTTCATCACGGACAGAGAATCCATCTACAAGTTCTCCAAAAGCACCTCCTCTAGGTGGAAACATTTGCATAGCCATACGAGTTCCTCTATCACTGTCAAAAGAGTCTGCATAAGATCTCATCCCTTCTCCAAATGTTGGATTTTGTAAATTATCCGTAAATCTATCCATAAATCTTGATCTTCCTAGTCTCCTTGCATATGTATTGCCGTCGGCAACAGGGCCTATTCCTGTAGTACCATCTTTATATGAAGCTGTCTCCGGCCTAAATATTCGACCTGCAAATCTTTGGATTCCTTTTAAAAAAGACATATCTTAAGAGCTTTTTTTTTATTATAGATGCTATCTATATTAAAAGCTATGCACGTAAACCTGTACCATAAATACTACGTGCTACTTGTAATACTTCTGCGTTAGTGATCTCTCCGGCTTCACTCAAAGTCTTCTCTGCTTCTGCCATGTTTAGATATTGTCTACCTGGCTGACTAGCTTCTTGCTTTGCATACATTAGAGCTAATTCATTTTGAAATTTTAAATTTTGTAATTCTGCTTGTGCTATAAACCTATCTAGACCAGAACTCATTGGCTGAGAATAATTGGACTGCTGTTTATTTGTACCTAGCATTGATCCAACTGCATTCATTCCTCCTTGTACCCCTTTTGCTCCAAGATAAACTTGTGTTCCCGCACCTACTAATTGAGGTATTGGACCTGCTTGACCTTTTATTTGATCACGAAGAATAGCAGGGATTTGATTTCTATTTTTATTAAAAACTCCTTTTGTTATACCTCTCATCGCTGAAGCTGTAGCTCCTTCAGCAACATCACCTGCTGCTCCAAGTAACATGCCGATAGCTTTATCTAATTGTGGTCCGGCTAATCTTGTTGCCTTTACTGCTTTATCTACTACCATTAGACACTTACCTCGTTGCTAGGGAATTTACCTGCTGTATTAGCATCAATTGTAGCATTAGCACTTGCTGCAGGTTCTTGCATTACGTTAGAGCTTAATTGAGTTAAATTCTGTGGTCTGACTATACGTTCGCGTTCAATTAAACCTTTTTCTTCTGCTGTGGGCTGCGCCCCTTTAACTTTAAAATCAAGACTATATTTTGTTAAAAAATCTTGTGCAAATTGGTTGTTTCCTTCGGGCAAAGTATTTCCTGTAGATCTTGATAAATCATCAATTATTTGTTGACGTTCTGCTGCATCTTCATTCCCAAACATCTTATAGAATCCTTCTTGTTCAGGATTACTTTTAAATGCTTTGAATAGTTGGTTCTCATTGGGATCAAAGCGATTAGGCTGTGATGGATTAGGTCCTGTAAAACCTCCAAAGACTCTTTCCCTATTAGGGTCTTTATTAAAAGCTTCGTCCCTAGAGTTTGTTCTTTTGTTGAGATTTACAATTTTAACCATTTTTACCCCTTATTTACTTGACTGGTAATATGTACCACTTTCGCCTCATCCTCTTCCGAAGCCCCTGATTTTTCGAGGGCGCGAACTTTTTCGGCGGCCGAGGCAGGTAACCATTTGTTTGCCATATACTTAGCTATTGTCAAAATCTCATTACGAGACAGTTGACCGTCGCCCACGGTTTCAACTACCAACTCGAAAGCTTTATCAACTTGTGATCCACTCCATTTGCCTATATTTTTATCAAGTATGGGATCAATGATATCGTAAGCTTTTTTAATTAATTCGCCTTTTTTTAAAACAGCTAAAGCAACACCATTAGTCTTTAAAAAGACGGCTATCGCAGTAAGTCCTGCTCCAAGAGCTGCAGCGATGATCGGTTCTAAAAAAATCATAATTTGTTCTTTAATACTTCTAATTTAGCAAAGGTTTCCTAGATAATCCTTGGAAAAACTTCTTTTGTTCCTTCCCCTATACCTTCCTCTCCTCTTCCCGCCATACGGAAAAGATAATTGAATTTTTTGCGTCCAAGAGAATCTTCCCTTTCAGTATCTGCAATACTTTCTAAAATATTTGGAGGAGCTGGATAAGTATATTTAGCTGTTCCTTCCTTACTGTCTACTGCAAAACCTATAGTCGGATCTCCATTTGGCGATGGATTAATTTCAATACCTTTTGCTTTTCCTCCCATCTCTCCAGTTCGAAGAATACTTTGTGGTGCAAAGGATGAAAGAAAATCATCTGCTTTATCAGATGTAGTAACAACAGGTATATCATCTAAAGCACCTTCTGTACCCTCACGTCGTCTAGCATCTTGATATTGTTTTGCAATATTTCCTATAGCCATCCCTTCAAGAATTTCATTTTTTAA